GCCACACGGCCGACCGAACCCTTTTCGGACTTAGCCGCCTGATCATGTACCCGCGTCTCCGGGCTGTACGCTTTGAGATTTGGTAGCGGAGGAGGGACCCAAAGCCGTTGATTCCATTGAGAAAAATCACAAAGTTGTTGGTAACTCTGCCAACATGTGGGAATCGAATTGGGACCGCCGCGCCCCTGAACCATAAGCGCGGCGGCGGTTGCCATGCCTAAGTCAGCGCGGCCCGGATCGCCAGCATCTCGGCATCGATCGCATCGCGCGCGGCGCCCGCCCCCATTGCCTCCGGCCGAATCTTGAACGTGTCGAACCATCCGACGAATCGGGAGGCAGCTGCGCTGGTGGTGACGTTTCGCCCGCCGATGGTCGCGGCGCGCGTGACGCCGATGGTATCCTCCGGAAATGAGAACGGCCCCGTTTCGGAGAACGCACCGCTTGAACCGTCAGCGCCGGTGACCAGGTTCCGCAGGAACAGATCGCCGGTCATGGCATTGATTGTGCCCCTGACGCACCATACGCCGGTCAGCGACCCGACGACTGCTTCGCCGGAATCGCCGCCACCCGACATCCCGTTGCCCCAGGCGTTCAACCGGACAGAAGTGGCGCTGCCTTTGGCGAGGACGACCTGGTATTGGTTGGAGGTCTGCGGATTGGTGATTGAAAAAGTGGTCGATGCCGTCCCGGCGCTGGCGTCTGGGATGCCGACGAACCAGAAGGTCAGCCCTTGGGCGCCGTGAAGGTTCCGGAGCACCTGCGGGGCGTCGTAGCCGATGGCATCCGATGGCGTCGAAGTGAAGTTGAAGATCGGCCTGCCGTTCCGGGTGTCGGGTTCGGCGCCCGCGGTCGATCGCTTGGCGAATTTAGTCGAGCCCTTGGAGATGTCGCGGATGTACGAAAGCCGCGTGTCGCCGTCGATGATCTGCCGATTGGCGTTGAGATACAGGGCGTCGTGCCGCCACTTCAGTGCCAGCCCGTAAGGCAGTTCATCGGCCGGGGTGGTCGGGTAGTTCGTCATTTTCAGACGGTCTGTCACTTCGAACAATCCTTCATGTGGACGATGGCATGGCGAAGGCATCAGTCAGCCCCGCCGCCGTGCCCGGAACAACAAGCGCGGCGGCGGGGCTGATCACGCCCCCACGTGATTAGAAGCCGCTAAGGCGGACCTTGACGGTTGCGACGCCGTTGCCGGCGGCAGCCACCGCGACGCCGATCTTGGTGTTGTCGGTTGCGGTCACGGTCGCCAGCGAGTCGCCGGCATCCCAGTAGACGGTTGCGCCGAGCGTGAAGGCGTCGGCCGATACCTTGGGCAGATCCCAGACGCCGCCGGTTTCCACGTCCACGGGCGCGCCGATCGCCGCGTCGCCGGCCGCGATACCGATGATGCCGCCTGCGATCACGACGCCGCCGCCGGAGACGGTTGCGGGCGCGGGAATGGTGAGGGTATTGCCGGGCTGAACGAAGTTGCGGGCCATGTCAGAGTCCTTTGCTTGTCTGGGGATAGACGATCCGGCTGCATCCCAGCTCGGCCTCGCGTATCTGAATTTCGCGGTTGACCGCCACCAGTGCCGAAGCAAGTTCGGCGTCGGAGCGGTACTGGATTTCCTCGCCAGAGGAATCGCGGACGCTGCGAACGCCCGAAAACCGGGCATCCAACAGCCGCTCGCGATAGGTGACGAGTTGGGGGAGCGTTGCCATTACGCCCCCGGATTCTTCTGAGCGGCGCGATGGTCGACCCAGCCGGCGCCGAAGTCTTCGAACACGCGGAAGGACACGCCGAGCGTATCCCAAAGCTCCTGCCGCTGGATCTGCGGACCCTGCGCGCCGCTGAGATAGGCGTACTGCATACCCGGCAGCCGCGCCGGATCGGCGAACACGTACCACTCGTCACCGACGATGCGCGGTTCCACAGCGAGCGACAGCTTGCCGGCGAACACGTTGGCGTCATCGGTCGTGGCCGCGTTGATGGCCGTCAGGAGCTTTTCCGCCGTCGTCTCCAGTTCCGGCCCGACCAGGAGGAACTTCGGCGTCGCGTTGATCAGCGTCGCCCCGTCCAGGTCTTTGCGCTGACGCATGGCGAGCCGTGCCGCCGACAGCGAGGTTTCGTTCAGCGCCGCGCCGGTCGACAGATTGGCATGATCGGCATGGAAGACTGCCTTGCCGTCGCTCATCAGCGGGTTGGTCAGCAGAACCGAAATCAGCAACTCGGCTTCGGTCTGGGCAGCCGCCTGCCCAAGGGCTGCCACGATGTCACCGAAGGCGCCGGTATCATCGTCGATCATCAGCTTGCGGGTCAGGTCGAAGCGACGGGCGTAGGTTGCCAGGCTCAGCTTTTCGCCCGACTCGCCGCGAGAGGTCGCGGTGATCTCGCCGTGCTCGCTGAGCTTTTCGAGGCGCCCCATCCCCCCGAGGCGGATTGAGGTCGACTCCTTGAAGTTCGGAAGCGTCCGCTGCCGCGCGAGCGTCTTCAGCGGGCTTTCGGCCGCCTGATATGCGCCCATCAGGGTCTTGTTCGCCGCGTTCGACACGACCAGCGGGAAGTCGGACGTGCCGTGCGCCGCGCGCTGCAGAACCTCGTCGGTCGAAAGGCCGCGGACGCTGACGCCGGCGCGGGTGAGCGAGTCGCGGGCCATATCCAGCAGGCTCATGTTGGCGAACTCGCGCGAGGCGTCCGGCAGCGCGGAAACGCCGCCCATGCGGAACGCCAGGGCGTCGGCCGCGCGGGTCGTGATGACGGCCGGGTCATCGTGCGAAACGCCGACACGGATACGCGGCGTCTGCCGCTGGCGCGTCTGCATCGCTTCGAAGGCTTCGGCGCGCGCCGCAACCGGGTCAAGGTCGCGGTCGATCATGTCGTCTGCCTGTTCCGCGTTGATGCCGGCCGCACGGCAGATCGCGCGGATCTCAGCCCGGCGCTGAGCCGGGGTCAGTTCGATGGTCTCGGGGTCCATTTTGTCGTTGCTCCTTTGGATTCTGGAATTGGGATCGGCGGGGATCGGGGTCAGGGTGACTTCCCGCAACCGCCAGCGAATGGCTGTTTTGGTGCGGCGCCCTTGGGCGTCGGTTCCTTCGCGCCAGGCCAGGACGTGATAGCCGACCGAAAGGTGCTTCAGAGTCCCGTCCTTCACGCGCTGGCGTATGGGCATGGCGTCATCCGCGGCAGTGAAGCGCAGCACGGCCTTCACGGCCGCGTCTTCCACCACGATGCCGCTGGCGCGCCCAATGGTTTCGCGGGCTGCCGACACGTGATCGAGCAACAGCGGGAAGTCGTCTCCCGGCTCGAATTCGAGCCCGAAAGGGTCCAGGATCTCCAGGAAGACGCCGCGGGCGTCGCGCCGAGTCACAGGCGTAGGGGTGGCGATGGTCGCCGCGACAGTCAGTGCGGCATCGTCAAGCGCGCTGCCGTCAAAACCGGTCGCGCGGGTGAGGGTGTCGCCGCTCACGATGTTGCGGCGATCGATGATGCGCGATGCCTTGCGCGGATCTGCGGTCAGGTGAACCGTCACGGCTTGGTTTCCTCTTCCTTCGCCGGCCGCTCGAAACCATCGGCCGCAATCTCGGCGTCCAGGTCTTCCAAAACCCAGCCGCGCTCGGCGACGGCCTTGCGCCGGGAGGTCAGGCCAGCCGCGATCTCGGCGACGGTCGCTTGGGTATCTTTGAGCGGGTCGACCTGTAGCGGCTTGGGCGGCAACCAGTCGGCGCGCAAATAGGCGTCGGGGTTGGTTCCGAAGTCGGGTGCATCGATCGCGCCGCTCAGAACGCCGTGAAGGATGACAGCGCGCCAGCATGGGGCGAGAAACTGCGGCACGAGCACGCCGTACTGAATTTGTTCGACCCGCTGCCGGAACGGCAGGAGACCAGCGCGAAGGCTCGAATAGTTGGCTTGGGTGAGGTCGCCGCTAAGCAGGAATTCGGGAAGCCCAAGCCCGGCCGCAAGCTGCCGGAGGTTATGCTTCAGGAAGGCGTCGGCCTGCTGAAGCTGCGCCGGGCTGTTGAACTTCACATCCTCGCCCATGCCCAGGCGCGTAAGCCCGCCGGGCTCCCATGCCGGATCGGTGCCGATATCGTCCGCGCCGCCGCCGTTCAGGTTGACGATGAAACCGGCGCTTAAGGCAGCCATCTTGGCGGACATCAGCAAGGCGTCACAGTATTGGTCGAAGTCGCTTGCCGGCAGGATCACGGGCGCCAGCCACGACACGCCGCGGACCTGTCCGGGAGCAAGCGGCTTGAAGACGTGAAGGACCGAGTCCGCGTCCACACGCTGCGAAGGCGCGTAGGTAGCGAATGCCGCCGCCGGGTTCTCCGGCAGGAGCCAATAGGCGAGGCGCCGGCCATGGTCGTCCAGTTCGATACCGGCGAAGGTCCGATCATGGTCGGTTCTGGCATTGTCGAGAAGACCCGAGTCCAGCACGCGAAGCCGCGGCCCTTCGTCGGTGCCGATCAATAGCGACAAGCCTTCACCCTTCACGACCATCGATCGTGCCACGATGGCCTGCAGTCCGGCGAAGTCGGTGCGGCCTTCGATGTCTGACGAGTCCCACCAGGTGGCGAAGTGGGCGTTCAGCGCCTTACGGACTTCCGGATCGGGGTGGCGGGCGTTCGGCATGATGCCAGCGCCGACCAGCGCCCCGACCCAGTTGGCGATTGCCTGCGCAATCCATGGATTATTATGTGCGAGGTACTCGCCTCGCGATGCCAGTTGCCAGCCGGCGGCAGCGGCTTCGGCATTGATCCGGCCGAACGTGCCCATGCCGCGACCACGACGACCGCCGGTCGCGCCGTCGAAAGTTCTCACGGAAACGGGTGCCGCCGTCCGGCGCCAGAAGGCTACGCGGTCCAGGATGCCCATGTCAGTGCGCCCCCTTCGGAGGGTGCAGGCGCCGCACGACGGGACTCAGCATCTCGTCAAGCACGACAAGCACGGCGCCGCGCGGCGTCATTTCAACGGGCATAGGCTGGCCGGCCGGTTCGCCTTGGCGGATCAGGTGAGCGGTAATGAAGCGGCCGGACGCGGGGTGCCGATAGGTTTCGAGCACCAGGGTCCAGCTTTCGCTGCACGCGAGTCCCGCAAGGCATTCGCCCATACGAGGATAGGCCACCAAGGCAGCGGTATGCAGCACCTCGTGATCGGCGATGCCGAGATCCTGCAGCGCGGACAGCACTACCGCCACGGCCGAGTCGAGCGGCCCGTAGATGTTCGGGCTCGTGTTCGTGCCGGGTCGAAAGCAGATCAAATGGTTTTGCGCATAGCTGGAAACCCGCGCTCTTGCGGTTTCGGGGTGTACGCCACCGCAGGCGATATCTTCGATGAGATGTGAGATTCGCAGTTCCATGGCGTCTTCTACTGTCATCAACTACAGAGAGTCAACATCTATTAAGTATTCACATAAATAGTGAATACAGATGCCGGTGTTAATATTCACATTTAATGTGAATAGTGGGCGATAGCAGAGATTCACACTAGATGTGAGCGCAACAATACTGTTGACAACCGCCACAAGATCGGGCTGGTTGCTTCTCGAAATTGGTAGTGGCAGCGCAACGGATTCGGCCCCTTAGCGCTGCAGTCGGAGCCGGTCATTCTCCTGCCAGGTGATCCGACAGGCCGGCGTGGTGGCTCACCATGTCGGCCTATCCCCTCAGACTCGGAGATCGGATCGTGAACGCTCGACAGACACTGGAGGCTCAGCGCGTAGCGGATAACTGCGCTCGACTGGGCGTCCCGTATGAGCTTGGAGCTTGGATGGTCTTCACGTGGATGAAGCGGCGCGGCATCCCGCCAACGCAGGAAAACCTAGACGCCGCATTCTCGCGCTTCTGGACAGATTAAAATCTAACGGCCAACGTTATATTCAATTTAGAAGTTTGGTGCAGCCGTAGAATACATGTGCAATGTTGAATCCGTTGAAACATGACGGAGTCAG